TCTTTTATTTTGCGTGAAAGCCGCGTCTGTCGTTGGATCGTAATTAATTGAACTCCATGATGTTCCTATTTCATTCGGGGAAACTTCAACTGTCACTGTCGTTCCAGAAGGAAATAACCCTTGAATATACATATGATGTAGTTCCTTCTCTGCTTCCTTAACGCCATCGTCGTATGGTTTTGACTGTACTCTCCACGGAATCGCTACCCCAGAATCAGTTGAACCATCATTCATCTTGAGTGTTTGCCCGTTTTCATCGCCGCAGTAAGCAACGTTATTAAGCTGTGCCCCAAATCTTTGGCCGCCCATTGTGATGCTGTATGGATACCACTTTTTAAACCTTGTATCATATACCAAACATGTATCCGGCTGCGTATTCGATCCAGTAGGTATCATAAGATAATACCGCTGATTATCTGTAAATGCACAAGCATTGGAAATAGATGCAAAATTAATGTTGTCTATAAAACGCTTGATAGGCATTCCTATAGCTTGCGCTGTTCCTCCTGCACCAATGTATACATCCGTTTCTCCAAGCCAGAAGAGCAAGTCCTGAACTTCTACAACAGTCTTATATGATGCGCATCCAATATTGTTCGATCCTTCAACAAGTCTATGAGCAAATCTTGCGTCGCCTGTATGGAAAATAAGGCAAAATGCATCTTTTTTGAACGCCCAAATTTGTCCACCGAATGATTTTAATGCGGTTACTGGTCCACCATTATCCGTGTAGAACTGGACAGAACCGCTATTCTCCGTACTTATCCAATCCGTGGCATCTTGGAATCCGCAAAAGTGAATTACATCAGGATCAGACGATCTTCCTGATATATAAACCCTTCTGTTATCTGCTGCAATATATTTTCCTTTTGGTGCCGTGGCAGCGTTTAGGTCGGAAAGTGCGGATCCGTTCCAGTATTTAACGTTGTCTGTCCCATTCGTAAGTATCAATGCACTACCGCTTACATCGAACATAGCCGCGTCCCAATCCGTATTCGTGAATGTTCCTGTAATAGCAGTCCATGTTGTGCCTGAACTGTTATATTGCAAAGCCGTTCCTACAGCACGTACAAGGTGAGTGTTTCCGAAGTTAGTAAGTAGTCGAGTAATTGCCCCGCCAGACGTTCCATACGTCGATCTTCCAGCTCTAACTTTAAGAGCAGGATATTCGTCTAGATCGAAGCCGTAACCGTCTACAAAGGCATTGTCGTCAACGAAAAAAGGACTCTTTTCTGTATCGAGTCCTTGAGTGAAATTATTCGCTTTTCTTAAATTCATATTACTTGGTAACTGTTGTAATCGCGCCATGTTAATTCCTCCATATGAAAGGCCATCCAGCGTATGATGTTTGCCAAGATGGATGGTAGTTGCCATCTATAGGTTGCGTGAATTCAGGTTCTTTTAATTTTCTTTCTAGTAACACATCTGCTATTTTCTCTTGGTATATACTTTCATAATTTTGAGCCATAACAATGTCTTTTCTAGCCATCGATATGCGTTTTAAAACGCCCAATTTAAGCAATTCCTGATATTTCGTCGGGGTATTAGGAGATACACCCAAATTAGCCGTTGTTACCTCATCAGGATCGCTATCCGTATATATATACACCGTTCTATCAGCAGGAACACTATCAGGAACATGAAGATAGAAAGCATTAGATACAACCGTATACCACGGCTGAACAGGAGCATATTGTCGATCATCATTTCGCTCGAACGGAATTTCTACATAGTCAGGATTAGTTCCTGTATTGATTTGATAAGTAACCGTTTTTATTTTCGTAGTGTCAAACTGGTCAGGAAATGGATAGAAATTCTCATTTGCTACAGTCAGGAAATTATATGGTGCGCTGTCTAGTTCGAGAATGTCAAATAGTTCCCGTTGTTCTTCATTGAACCACACTAAAACTTGTGAAGTTGTAAATGTATTTCGATATCTCAGGTTTACATCATCCAAAATTTGCTGGATAGTGGACAAAGTTATCATCTCTTTTCAAGTTAATTATCCATTTGTACCCAAACATAAGTATCGGTTGCATCTTTTTGACAAATATAAACATGATCGGAAACTCCTGTTCCACCTTGCACTCGATAAATTACGCCCCTTAAAGATACGGAAGCCGATGGTAGAGTTACGATATCACGTATATTTATACCGCCATCTGCACGAAAGTACCCCAACCATGTTGTAAATGTTGAATCTTGAACGCCTAGACGGTTAGCTTTTACTGCTACTTCACGACCATCCAATAAAACTTGTGCACCACCTACTTCATTAATAGAAAAACGGCCTATTTGTATATACCCTTTTCTACCAGTAATAGGAGAAACTAGCGTTCCATTATCTGAGAATCCTATAGGGAAGTCAGAATTAATAATCACAGGATGATCTGCTGTGTCGATTCGTACATTTGCTATCGTGGATGGAGAGGTTTGATCCACACAATCCATAAATGAATTATATTTACTGCCTGTTCCTGTAATTTCCGCGAAAGTCGCCACTGCTGTACCTAATAAATTCATATTCACAGCAAATCCGTCACGGATCCCGATTCCTTCAGAGTTTTCCAATAAGAACATGGATTTCCCAATTTTTTCAGCAGCAGCAGAAACGAATGAAAAAGATTTACAATTTTTAATATGATATGCATAAGTTGGATTGTTGGTACTATCGCATGTCGTAGTTAAAAATGTGCAGTAGGTATATCCTTCAATATAATACCCTTCTGTTACATTGTTTAATGCCCATGTTCTGTCAAATAGGATACTTGTACCAGTAACATCAAAGTAAAAACCGTACGCTCCTTGATGGCATATAACATTTCTGAATGTGGATGTTATGACGTTCTTTCCTTTAATTCCAGCACCATAAATGTGCGATAAAAAAACAATAACATCTGTAATTTCCGAATTTCTCATGTCCCCGGGATTAGCCGTATCAAGGAATATTCCAGCAATAAATGTAGACGATGTCGATAACGATTTAATAACTAGACCTTCAATAGATACGTCATATGATGTTATGTGTATGCAATTGTTAACTGCTGCGCTAAATTCAAGAACATTTGCTTTTTCTAGATTGTCTTCGACTTCATATACTTGATGTGGTCCCATGAGTTTAATAGGTTTGTTGATCGTTAAAGTAGAAGTCAGAAAGTACTTAGAATTTGGAGTAGGAAAAAACACCACGCCGCCTACAGAACAAGCATCGATAGCAGCATTAATCGAAGCGGTATCGTCTGTCGTTCCATCCCCTTTAGCACCATAATCTTTTACATTAAATATAATTCCTTTCCATGTTTGCACGTTCGTCAAATAATTTCCAATATCCGCACTAACTAATGAATTCACTCTTTGTATTGGACTTACCATGACTTCACCTCCTAGTACAACGCTACAAGATTACTTGCCGTTGTTCCTGTTGATAAAATTCTTGTAACTGAGATCGTATGAAATCCAACAGGAACATTGGAAAATAAAACAGATGAACTATCTGCCATGATAGCCGTTATATTTCCTGTTGTTCCTACGTAAACAGCTTTAGTATATGTCTGTCCCGATGGATGACTAATTGCTACTGTATCGCTTGGTGTTATCGCTACACCATGTTCATAGCTGACATCTACTTTTAAATTGGACAATTTGTTTCACTCCTTTAATCGTTATCGATACGTAACCGTTAAATCCGCTGCCGTTCCTCCTGTTGTAACAATGGTCAATCCAGTTGTAAAAGCAACATTATATATTAACAATGGTGATGTTCTTGTGGTATCCACTACTGCAATTACTGTTCCGCTTGCGCTTGTATTGTCATATATAGCAGCACTTGCCGCAACTAATCCAGGAGTATTTATCAATAAAGAATGGAATATTCCTGATCCTGATTTAACCACTGTTGTCGTATTCGTTTTAATGTGTGAAAAACTGTCACCGTCCAAATAAACACTAGAAGCTGGAGCACTTGTGTCTGTTGTTCCGTAAACATCTATCGTTATTGTCGAACTAATCATATCCGTATCTTCAATACGGAAAGAAAGTCGAATAAAAGGCATTTTACTTATATTTTCATCAGGTATTGCAATAACTTTATTTCTATGAGGAACAAGAAGTTCAGAAAATAAGTCGTCAAACATTGTCCATGTCAAACCATCTATTGAGTGTTCAACATTTGCCGTGATTTTTGTCCCATTTGAACTATTTAAAATTGCAAAAGCATTAACTTTCTTCGTTAAATCTACAACTGTACTATAATTTGTAAATATTGATTTTGTATTGACCGTAACGACTTGCGTGCTTACTGGTGTTATTGCAGCCATGAATGAACCTCCTTAATTGACAGTTTCAAAAAATGTCAACCGAGTGAACAATGTACTTGTCTGAGTTCCGTTATTGGTGACTTTCAACAAATAATTTGTGTTTCTCTTTAAATTTCTTTCATTTTCTTCTCCACCCAGACCGGTAGTATTATTTCCTGAACCAACGGCAGGCATATACAAAGTGTCAAGTAATAATCCGCCACTAATGCCCGTAGGATTTCCCAAAAACTGCATTGTGTGTGTTTTTGTGCTATTACGGTTCATATTTGTTGCAAAAATCGGGACTGTTCCATCCGTTATTGTAGGTGCTTCTATAACTTCTATCAAAAAAGGACCGCCACCATCAAAGACATGTTCTCTCGTTATCGTGTGAAATAGTTTGCTCCCAGTTTTGGCTTGAAGATAACTAATGCCTCCAGCGGCTATAGTAACAATAATCTGCAATGAAAATAACTCGCCATTATACATGTGTTGTGTAATGTATGTCGTTGCCCTTGAGATAAAACCATTCATGATATCACCTCATTTAAGTTCCATTAGGAATATACTTGCTGTACCTTCATCGATAACTCCATACATGGTCACAGCTTGAGAAGGATCGAATTTGAACGTCACTACGGTACCGCTGCTCACTTGATATCCGTCTGACGATGATACATTACTATTGAATCCAATAAATATAATTGCACTTGCATCATTGTAAATCAGTAATGTATGACGGTCCGCTAATTGAGAAGCACCTATCTTTAAAATAGCCGGGGTTGATGATAGGGTAACTCTCCCGTTCAATGACCCAGCATGTACAAGTTCACTAGGTATCTTCACAGACAATGGGGCAGAATCAGTTATTAGTGGTTGCGTAACTGGAAATGGAGTCGTTTCGGTAACTTCTACATAATCATTGGGTGCGGCGTTACCTTTAAGCCATTCGATAATTTGTCCCATTATCTAGCAACTCCTTTTGGCCTGCCTCTATTGCTAGACATTTGTGGAATAGTAACTGTTTCCTCAGTAACTTGCGCAGTGTTACCGAGAACTTGCGTTAGCAATTCATTCATCTTGCGGATTTCATTGATTAAGTCATTCTTCCAACGTTCTTCTTGTGTAACTCCACCAAAATACTGCATCTTTTCCCCTCCTTATACAAAAAAAGAGAGAGCCATATAGACTCTCTCTCTCACGTGATTATCTTGAAATAACTAATGTTACTGTTACAGGCATAACCGCATCCGTCCCACCATCGGATATAACCTCGATAGCTTGTCCTGCGGTTACAGTGTTTGTTGCTGTTGGCACTGAACTTGAGACCGTACCAGCCGCTTGAGTGATTGCAACCTCTAGCGCTGGCATTGTTACTAATACTGTGGCAATTTTTAAAGTGAAAACTGTTTTTGTTGTAGTGTTCGCTACAGAGTTAACGACATAAGCGGCTACAATATTTCCCACATGAGGCGCTGTGACCCATCTGCTTTGTGCTGTCCCTGCATCAGCCATCCCAATTTCAACAGAATATTGATTTAATTCTGTCGCCGTAGATGTTACCGCAGTTCCCGCACCAGCTCCAAGGAATAGTCCTCCGTCTGCAATGACTATTGTATCAAGGTTTTTATTAGCACCGAGAACAGTCGCTTTGCTTGCGACTGCTGTCCCTGCTACAGAACCATCTAAGAAATTAAGTTCGGCGGCTGTGGAAGTAACAGCGGTTCCCGTTGTTGCCCCTAGTTTTAATCCACCATCTGCAATAACGATTGTGTCAATATGTTTGTCTGCATCTACGACAACAGCTTTAGAAGCTGATACAGTTCCAGCAGTTACGCCATCAAGATATGCAATCTCTGTAGGACTAATTGTGGTTCCATCGACGATTAATGTGTCAGTTTCAAGGATGCCATCGCCGCCATTTGTAGCTTTGAATGATGTTGACATGCTTATACCTCCTTATACAGTTAAACACCAGTGTTACACGCCAGTACTACCCACGGTATGCCTCCAATTATTTGCTTTTGGCTTAAAGCGACTATATCCAATCCATGACTGAGAGCCATTCTTATTCATAATCGGATATTTTTCAAACTGCGGTCTATCACGCCAAATCATATTAACTTTATGTTGCGGCCCCATAATGAACCAACGCACTTGCGTATAAGCATCCCAGAAATCATTAACAACAAGTTCCATGTTAGGCAGTACATTTTTATCATTGTTTCCTGTTCCAGCTTGCAATGCTGATTGCAGGATTGTTGCAGCTGTAAATTGCAAGGATTGCGGAACAATCAATTTGTTCGGAATAGATGAAATTTTCTTGCCGTTCTCATCTTTTTGTTTACGGAACAAGATAATAGCTGTTTTAAGCGTTGTATCTGATAGCGCTCCAGTTGTTTTATTATCTTGTGTACCTCCAAGATCCCCATAGTTAGGATGATCGTCTGCAAATGTAGCTTTTCCGTCATATCCCGTGCTAAGTGTGTTATCATACATTTCCTGCATGTACTGCGCGGCTACATCTTCTACCATTTGACGACCGCCATGCCCGCTGTCTTTCGCCATGTTTACAACTTCGTCGTACAATTCGTCTTTGATTTGCTCTTTTGTCATGATAACTTCGGACTTGAAGATATCAAACTGAGTGAACACCAACGGCCCGAGCTTGTATCGTTGCTCATCAGGGTTTCCACCTTCGGTTGATTGTGTCCAAGCACCAGTACCAGCGATAATCTGCTCAGTGTAGTTGTTTGTCTTGGCCTCAACATCTTTGAAAATGCGGCTCCATTGCTCAGGCATTTCGTCCCAACCTTCGAAAAAGGCCATGTCAATGCGTCGTGTGTATAGATTCTGAAACTGTCCTGTATTCATCATAGTGTTTTATCCCCCTTAGATTTTCACGACATTAGCAGCCGCGAAAACAATGTCTGCTGTAGCGTTTGTATTGTTGTAACCTACAATGGAACACATACCACCAGTAGTGTCGTCCAAATCAATTGTCGTGCCGTTGTCGATGTCAAACAGCGTTGTCAATAGATCAGTATCGGCAAGCGTTGTTTTAGTAACACCTGTATACTTCATACGGATAACGACTCCAGTTAATGGAATGACTTTGATTGCATCTGCTGCGGTTACAGTTCCTGTTGTTGTGATTGCTTCCATTGCAACACCGACAAGTGTTGTTGAAGCAGGAACAGCAGCAACGATATAACGACTTGTTGCATCAATCTGTACGAGATCACCCTCTGCGATAGTTTGGCTGGCGCCTACGCGCCATTTTACGTTGACCGGATCATTGTATCCGCTAATACTTCTGATATAACGAGACATATGTTATTTCCTCCCTGTTTTCATCTTTCGGAATGTTTGTAAATCCCTTGGAAAATCATCTTGCATAAGCTGTCTTACTTGTGCTTCAGACATATTGTTCTGCCGCATAAATGTAATTGCTTCGGGCGTTAATGGAGCAGGACCAGTTTGTGTAATAGGAGAATCGCTAACAACCGTGCGCTTCGTCTGTGATCGCTTCGCAATTTCACGTTGCTCCGCTTCACGTTTGAGCTGTTGCGCTAGTGATTGACCACCTACAGCCCAATAGGCTTGGCTAACGTTCATATTGGGATTCTGACGAATCATTTCACTAATCTGACCTTTCATACCTTTAATGCCCGGATAATCTGGTGTATCAGACAAATCATTGATCTGTACAGACACTCGCAACTCATGTAATTCCTTGGATTGCTGTTGTTGCTGCATGTACCATTGTGTTTGATTTTCATCCCAGCCGTTTTGATAGGCAAGTTGTTCAGCTTCTTGCTTGATTTTGTTCTGTTCAATCGCTTGCATTGCAGTTTGAGGATCGATTCCAAGCTGATCAAAGAATTTCTGATACGGATCAAGCTTTGTTGAATACTCCGTTTCATACTGTTCTTTGAATTTCTTTTCAGCAGTTTCACGCGCTTTGCGTTTCTCACGCTCCAATGCTTTCTGGAAAGCTGTTTGCTGATCTTGTGGAATGACAATAGGTTCATCATCCTGATTAACGGTATCATCGCTTAAATCGGCGTTATCGAACTTTTCCTGAGTATCAATGTCTTCTTGTATTTCTTGTTGTTCAACTTCGGTTACTTCCTGTGTAGGTGCGGCATCCACCTTTTCCACAACTGCGTATGGATCTATGCCCGATGAGATCATTTGTCGATATGCGGCGAGTGTATTCTCGCCTTGTGGTACATTTTCCATGTCAATTCCTCCGTTTTAGTAGCGTCATCCTACTTTTATGACCGTGGATACTAATTCATCCTGTCAGCCCCGATGGAGCATATAGAAAAGGCCACCCAACGACTAGGAATGGCCTGAATGTTTACTATGCTTTTGAATTGTTCGCACTACCATTTTCCTTGTAAGCCTTGCGCAAACCTTCTGTACGATTGCCCTCGTATCCTTTTCCAGTCGTGTAGGACACATTGCTTCCTGCTACGCCTCTAGGACCTTGTGTGTTGTATCCAGTCATTTTACCCTGTGAACTCGTACCACCGGGACCCATCACTTTTCCACCTGCCATGATATCACCCCCTCTCTATTTCTTCTTACGAGACTTTCCAGTCTTAGACATTGCAATTGCAATTGCTTGCTTCTGCGGACGTCCAGCGTGCATTTCTGTACGAATGTTCTCTGATATAACGGATTTACTTTTACCTTTTTTAAGTGTCATTATTTTTTCTTCCTTCCTGCCGCTGCCATCTTCGCCATTTTTTCTTTACCATACTTTTTGATTCCGACGGATGCAGCCACAGCAGCAGGATTCGTTGCACCTGACTTTCTAGCCGCTTCTTCAACAGCTTTAAACCGCGCACCTGAACCTAATTTCGCTTTCTTCGCCATTACCAACACGCTCCCTCACTTATAATGTCCATGCCAGATCAAGTCCTTAATTTTGTACATTCTTGGTCCTGCGTAATGACAACCATGATGAGGACATATGACTGTGTTCTCATGGGCTAGCGCTATGCGTGAACAGTTTGGACACGCGTACTGATTAACCACATAACGCCGAAGGTCTTGTCCCGCTTTCACTTGATTATGAATAAGCCCCATAACTAACTCATTGTTACCATGGACATGCTCTAGGAATGTACCAACCTTCTGGTCTGTATTGCTAAACCTACTCATCGTACACCTCCTTGCATCAATGCTGCGATAAGTTCAGGCGGTATCTGCTGTTCAGGTGGTAACATTAGCGGTGCTTGTAGCGGTAATCCTGTAGGTGCCGGAATACCCATAGGAGGCGCACCAGGCATCTCGGGTTGTTGTTGCATCTGATCCTCATCCAAGTCCATACCTATCTGATCCTTCATATATCTCCGCATTTCATTTCGCGTGATAGCAGGACCATCAGGAAATCCAAGTTTGGCAAAGTCCGTCATCATTTGCAGCATGAATGCTCGATCATTCGGGAATCCATTGCCCATATTCAATTTAAAGTCATACTGAGCGTCACGGTGCATTCCTTCGCCCATCTCGTCAGTCAATTGTTTGATCGATTCTTCGCCTTGCATCATATTAGGCACCATAACAGGCACCTTTTTAAAGTCTTGCGGGTTCATGAACTTCCAATCAGGCTTATCGCCGTCAATCCGTACCCACATTTCTTCATCCCAGTTCTCCATAATCTCATCGAATAGGAGCTCGAGAACATCTTCCCATCCTGCTTTAAACATTTCATTCTTGTGGACGACCGTTTTTTGTCCTGCTTGTTGCAAAGCCATAATAGCCGATGCTGCTGTAACTTGTCCCGGTCTCTCACCGCGGTTTACATCTGGCGTACCTGCGATTAAGTCAGCCTCTTGGAAAGCTTTCTCGCGTCTTACAGGAACGTCCGAACTAACAGGTACAGCAGGCACAACATTGAATGAGTTTTGATCACGCATAGGAATGCGAAGCCCCGGCTTACTTGTCCACTTGCGGAAATCGAAATTTCTCCCTGCGCCCGTGCCGACAACAATCTGAGGGTTCCCCATAAGACGTGCGTTAATGCGTATCTGATCGTCCAATTCATTGATAAGGTCTTGTGTAGGGATAAGTATTTCAACGTCTCCCATGCCCCACATAGTTCCTCTGCGTGGATAACACACGATTGGTCGGAATGGATACAGGTTTCTACGCTGAATATCCTTTCCTTTCATCGTCTTGCGGCTATCCTCTAGCAAAATGTCGTTAGCCACATGCAAACAGTAAAGGCGCCCTTTCTCATCGCGCATATAGCACTCAAGAAGTAACGCCTTCATGGAAGTTTCTGTATGAACTTCATCTGTCTCTGCATCTGTGAATGTTGCATCTGGATCATAAGGTATAGACACTTCACGGTTTACATATTTCCCTTTGTCCGGCCATTGCTCCCTAAACCAACTTAGTGGCTTTGGTGTCGCGTGGATAATAAACTCAGCCTTTTGTATATCATGTGATGCTGTTACTTTTGGATCCGGGAAGAAATTAGCAGGACTAATCATTTCGAACTTAGGGAGTCCTTTGCCATCTAACTCATCAGAATCAAACCATACTTTAATAATTGTTGTGCCAAGTTCTAACCGATCATGTTCGGATTGGTTAATCTTATCCTTAAACTTATTACGGTACAACACATAATCAACCATGTTCTGCGCTTGCTCCGCAAACATATCGTCGCCAGGTTCCCAACCTTTAGCAGATGAACTGTAAGGCTTGTCAATCAAGTCAGCAATCTGACTTTCAATGATACGATGGATAACGTTCGTTACACTGCCTGGATGTTCTTCCGTCTGCTTTGGGTTCTGCCTACCATGCTTATAGTCATCACACATACGCCATACTTGCGGTAGGTTAAGTTGCTGTTTAGCATCCCATGACATACGGAATAGTTGTTGCACGCGTAATGCTAGTTTTCTCTCATCATCATTTTGCGGTGCTGCATCTTTGTATTGGTATGACGGGTCGAGTATGTCCATTTTATCTACCAATTAATTCACCCCCAATAAAAAAGACCGCATCAGCGGTCTAATCAAAATATATTATTTTCCAAGCAGTAATTGATACATTTTACGTAGAATTCTGCATCTTCTTTTTTAAGCCCATACCCATCAAATCCTGAATCCGTTTCCCACCCGGGTATATTTTCATCTTTGCTAATTGTCCAAATTGCTTTTTCATCTTTATCGAAAGCACCTTCGTATACTGCGCTGTATACTTTATTTCTTTTAACTTCTCTCATAACAATTCCCCTTTTTCACTAGATAATTAATTATATCATGATCTAGCTTGGAATGTATTCCATCCTGTATTATCCTCAGTCTTTATCGACCGCTTGAGTTCATCCTGTGCCGTTCGTTCATACCGTAGCATATCGTTCTCTTCTTCTAATGCTTTAATATGCGTTTCAGCCCTTGTCAACTCGTCCGCAATCTCATTGCGGTTATGCCTGAGGCTTACAATGTAATGTGCTGCGTAGTAAGCACCTGCGCAGATAATGCATATGATGAGTGCACATAGTAGTATATTAAGCATTACCATCCAGCCTTTCCAAACCAATCGGAATCATCATCCTGTGGCACCTCACTTTTATGTCTGAATCCTTGGTCTGTCATAATAAAGTCACTTTTAGGACCATCGCTTGATATAGGTGTGACGGCTTGTACAATGCCTGTAATTGGTTGTGGCCTACTCATTAGTCCATACCTACAACTCTCTGCTGCATGATCTTCTAATCTATCCGCAATGTCTTCAACGCGTCTGTCATCATGTATCATTTGCGGTAACGTGCGTATCAAGTTATTGCAGTTATTGAATATCAACCACAACGGTTTGCCGTCCGGCTGAATCTTCATATGCTCGCGCATTCTTGTCCATCCTAGTACACGTTCATTATCAGCTTTTTCGAGCCATACGCCAGCATCAACGAACATATCTGCAATGGATTCACCTTTCATGATGCCATTCGTGCTAAATCCTGCACCTCTCTTATGCCACATATCAGGAGAAGCTACGGTGTACTCGATACTTTCATTGGCTGATAACTCTAATATGCGTTTAGCAATGTCAGAAGCATTTGTCTGCGTGATGTACAACTCTCTATAAGTGTATACCCTACTATCATCTACAGCGTGCCAGTACACAGCACACGGATCGTTGTACCCGTAGTCAATAGAGCAGAACCTAAACCATGATCGAGGTAGTGTGAACGGTTCAACAACGTGTGTATCGCGTCTCCATTCACGGAAATACTGTCCGGCGAACACGTCCCAGTTACCATGCAAAAAAGCCTCTCTGAGATCATCAGGGAGGTTCTCAAGTGTTTCTATATACTCGGGATTAGCAGTCATTAGCGCGTGATTGTCATATACCTTAGCTGGGATAAATACGTAATTATCTGGGCGCTCTTTCGCTCTATACTCTCTATCAATGAACAAACGCTTAAACCATGCATGACCGATACCGCCAGGGTTTGACGTATAGTACATTCTAGGCTTGAAATCAGTTCGTGTTGAACGATTACAAGTCTCGAAGAAATCTCGCATTGTTTCAGTGAAATGCGTTGCTTCTTCCATACCTATTACATCGTATTCATGCCCCTGATATCGAAGCAAATCCTTTTCATTGTCACAATATCCTAGTACGATACGTGATCCATTTGGGAATAGGAACGTGTTGTCCTTCTCTTTGTACTTGGCATAGTTACCAACCTCCATAAGCAGCGGCATAACGTGGTTCTCGCGCAATTCAGGAAATGTTTTACGTAACAATAGGATCTTTAATCCTTCATACTTTAACGCAAGTAGCACAAACTTACGACGCATCGACCAAGATTTACCGCCACCACGCGCTCCGCCATATCCGATGTGTCGAGCAGTTGAAAGAAAAAACTCTTTCTGCCTATCACTTGGATAGCCTTTTAGTTTTAGTTCGCCCATGTATCAAGCTCTCCTTCGAGCACAACTTTCATTGTTGTATTAACTGTAGACTCACCTTTCATGAGTGCTTGTTTGTCATACATCGTACCGTAATAGGTTGATATCTGATTGAGTGGGATGTCTCTCTTGCCTTGTTTAGCTTCTCTTATCATGTTGTGACCTAACTCAGCCGCATCGATCAAAGACTCCCAAATCTTATCAATCATTTTCGATCTTTTATCTGTCCGAAGCTGTTCGAACTCATCAGGGTTTTCGTCCCTAATTTTCATCACGGATGATGGAGAAACCTTATATTCCCTAGCAATTTCTCGTACGTTATTGTTCGAAGCTAGGGCAGACTTGATCGTCTCTTTCAATTCGTCCGTCAACTTCTGCCCTTGCTTAGCCATATCATTCAACTCCCTTTAATAATATTCTCTACCATGTATTTCCTCATGATGTGCTGGCTTTCGATTAACCCAATACTTACCGCTATACGATACGCTCACTTGGTACCATGTACCGCCCATGCGTTTGCGCACCCAACGAAAGTTTGTATTCTCCCAAAACTTTATCATCATGAGACCTCCATATGGATAAATGTATCACTTTAAAAGTCAACTAATTTTAATCGGCTTAAATATTCTCTTTATCATCAAATTGTATATTGGTTCTCCTCTATGTTGTTCTGAATGACACAGTTCACATAACAGTATAAGGTTACTTATTTCATTAGTTCCACCATTTTTCACATGTATTTTATGATGTATTTGAAGTTCCTGTTTCGAACCGCATATGGCACATTTCCCTTTGTATTTCTTTTTAATTTCTACCCTCAACTCAGGCGCCATATTAATTCGTTTCTTTCGACGTATTTTCTTTTCGACATTTCCTCTAACTTTTTTCTTCTTATGAAATTCCTTGTAATGTTCTTGATATTTCTTTTTAGTTGGAAATACCAATCGCATTTTTGGTTCATTTGAACATAGTTCACACACAACTCTAATGCCCAATTTAAATACCTCCTCATTAATTGAGGAGAGGGCAGGAGTGTACCCTGCCATGCGTACTCTCACATATTTATATTAAAGTCCTGTTGTAGACTTAAATATCATCACGATAATAAACGATTATCCACATCTTGAACCATAATAAAAAGAGAAGCGATATCCAGCAGAGCGCATCGAGTGCGTCATTCATTGGATTTCACTTCCCTTATATTTCATCGCTACGATCCTGCTAGATCACGGTTAGTGGTAGGGTTAGCTCCCATCGTTGAGAGGGGTTTTTCCCTTGCGTGTTATTAACCACATTCTACGCAACCGGCGATTTACTTATTAAACATGGGCAATGGACTCGCACCATTGCATATCAAGCATTTTCAGACACTTGCCTCAAACTGCTGGATCGAAAAGCAAGCTACCCCTAACCCTAGCGTCTATCTTCTGCCGCCACGTTTATACCTCATACTATTACTATACCGCCGTTTTTACTATTGTGCGTCCTGACTTCTTGCGTTCTTTTTGTTTGGTTTTTGTTGGAATTAGTCGATTCATAAATATATTGCCATTGTTGAGACATTCCTCGAACCCCGTCAATGTTATGCTATGCAAATGATAGAACCGCGATAGGCTAAGGTTCATCATTAGAGAAGCTGCAATGGGCTCCCTCCCCTCGAAGTAGCATAGCTTGATTATTTCCTTCTGACGTTCATCCAATGTATCTATTGCCGTTTTAACAAGGTTTATGACGTATTGATGTTCCTCGGCATCCCACTCTAACTGTTGCCGTTGTTCTTCAATATCGATCACATTGTGCAATGCGTA